ATCGTAGCTGTAGTCTTCAGGTGTGTAGTCAGCAATGATCTTTTTAAGTAGGCCAAGCTCTCGTTTCATAGAGAAGTGAACACGAGCCTGAACAGCAGACATCACCTTCAACGTTCTTTCTAAGATTGCCAATGTCGTACCAACTGGGGAATTAGCAGACATGTCGCTAATCTGTAAGTCAGCAGTGTTGGCAAAGCGCCGACCATCTTCAACAATCTGGTTCATCAAACCTAACAAGACTTGGCTAGGCTCTTTGTATGGCAAAGGCAACAAATTGTCGCGCATCGTTCCACTAGGAACATCAGCATCACGCCATTCGCCGGGAGAGATGGGTGTATCGTCTCCCTTGATACGCATGCCACGGGTTTTAAATCCGCCGGGTAGGTTACTTAAAGTACCTGCATCAACAAGCTGACGGATAAGAGAAGTACCAGACTTAGCAAAAGCACCAACAAGATGAATGAGGCCAAAGTAATAGAACCCAAAGCCCGGAACATAGCCGTAGTGAACCAAGTGCTGGCGTTTTTGATACGTGTCATCGTCTGGCTCCCAGTTACGACGAATAGATAGAATCGTGTTGCTACCCTGCTCAATCGTGACGATGTATGGAAGGGCAATGCCTGTCTCTTCGCCGTCTTCTTCATGCTCGTACCCCGGAAGGTCAAGGTTAACTTGCATCTCAAGAAGTTTGTATCGCGCATCAGAAATAGCACGAAAGCCCATCTGCTCGGCAATTTTCTTTTCTACTTCGTCCAACGTATTATTGGGTTCGCCAAGATCAACGTCTTTATAAAAGCCGCCGACCTGAAGCTTTCTTAATTCATTCTCGGTCTTGCGCATAACGTGGGTCACACGTTCGGCGGTCTCGATATTAGACGCGCCATAAGGTACAACAATATCTTCAGCAGGGACAAACAGCGAAATCTGACGACCTAATGCTGGGTCGTAGTACACCTTTTTAAAGGCGTTACCAGCCAGACCTAAGCCCCACAACATTCTTTCATGCTCAGGGCGGTACTCATCCATGACATCCATGAGCTGGTAGTTCATGTCATCAGCTACACGAACTGCAGCTTCTTTCTTGGCTGGTGTCTCGCGCCCAACAATCTGAGTCTTCACAGGCCCAGCAGCGGGGAACGTGGACATCATTGTTTCTGCTTGGAACTTAACCAACGCTTCTGCTAACAACGGATGGTAGACCCCACAGGCTCCGGGCCAAGGCTCTGTGCGTTCTTCAATCTTTAAGCCAAGCAGTTCTAAGCCGTCAACATAGGTCTGCATCCAGTCGCGGCGCGAAGCTACATCATCGTCGTAATCAGAAGTTAATTCACTTGCCAAGCTTTGCAGTGCGGTCTCGCTCATCTCTTCAGCAAGATTGGCATTGAAGTCATCTTCAGCTTCTTCGGCTGTAAACGCTAAGATCGGCACTCCGTCCAAGCCAATTGTGACTGACTCTGGATCTTCAATCTCGATCTCAATTTCAGGCCCTTGATTCATCTCCTCCAAAGCTTCAAGACCTTGGGGGGCTGCATATAAACTCTTGTCAATAGCCATAATTATTCCTAGTAGTAGGATGCTTTGCGTTGGATGAAAACTTCTTCATCTTCATCAGAGGCCAGTCTTAAAAAACCGCCTTGTCTAAATCTTAATAACGCCTGACTGGTAGAGTCCACCGTGTCATCATGCTCGCCATTTGGAAAGGCAGCACATTCTTCCATGACCTCTTCAGCCCATCTTGTATCTGGACACCAAACATATCCGGATGAAAACAAATCAGATATAGCGTTTACACGGGCTATCTTATCAGAACCACGACTAGGTGTGTACTCCGAAAGAGGGATGCCCATCTGCCGAAGTTCATAAATTAATGGCGCTCCAGCTGCTTTCTTTTCAATAATCAAAGAATCTGGTTTCCATTCCTGATACAGGTCATACGCTTTTCGTTTTAGCTCTGGAAACTCCATGCGCTGTTTAAACGAGTCCAGCAAGATAATATTTGTAACCAATACACCATTTGTATCGGGATGTTCAAACACTCCCCATGTTGTGCAGGCTGAATAATCGGCGCGGGAGTTCTTTTCAAAGGCGGTATCCCAACTCTGAATCAGATAATCGCATTGTGGGGGCGTGTCTTTCTCCCAAATCTTCCAGTATTCACGCTTAATGATTGCGCCTTCTTCGGAAGTGGGGTTTTGTTGGTACTGTGCTTCCCATTTGCCGACCGGAATCTCAGCTTTAATGGCTTCAAGTTCCTTTTGCGACCAAAATTCAGGCCAAAGCGGGTTGCCAGAGGGCAAAAGAGCGGGAAATTCAATGGTTTCCCACTGATCTCCATCTCTTTTAATGGAGTTTTGAATGATCTGACCGGTTAAGTCTCTCTTTGACCAGCGGGTCATCACAATAATGATGGATCCACCCGGCTGCAGACGCTGTCTTGGCCCAGAGGAATACCATTCATACACCCTGTCATAGATTTCAGGGTTGCCTTGCATGGCTTCTTGTTCAGAATGCGGGTCATCAATGATAAGAATGTCAGCGCCTTTACCCGTTACAGCGCCTCCAACACCAATAGCAAAGTAATCTCCACCCTTACTGGTGTTCCAGCGACCAGCGGCCTTAGAATCGCTCGAAAGCTTGGTCTTAAAGACCTCTTGGTAGTCGGCAGAGTTCACAAGGTTTCGTACCTTCCTGCCAAAGCCCGTCGCTAATTCTGCGGTGTGGGCAGTCTGGATGATCTTCTTTTCAGGAAACTTGCCCAAAAACCACGCTGGAAAAAGAAAAGAAGCAAATTCACTCTTTGTATGGCGGGGAGGCATATTAATGATTAACCGCTTAAGCTCTCCAGAAGCGACTCTTTCAAAGGCATCAGCCATGATCTTGTGGTGCCTGCCAGCAATAAAGGCTGTCCACATACTGTTCACAAAAGGCAAGAAGCTATCCCTGCATCTTTCGATTTTGTCTGACTTCAAGAGCTGATGGATCTTTGCAATGTCAGGAGAGTTCGCCGGAAGAACATCTAAAAGCTTTAAATACTTCTTAACCTCTTCTGTAGTCAACAAGCTCATAGCTTCTCGATATGTTCGACAGAACGGTCAACCAAGGTCAACGAACGAATTAAATGCGGCCTGACACTGACCAGCCCTTCCTTTCTCAATTCATGAACCAGCCGGTGAATATTGGACTTACTCTTCAAATTCAATCCATGCGCAATGTCCGCATAGGATGGCGCAAAACCTTTAATCTTTACATAGGTCTGGATGAAGTCCAGAACCAACTTTTGCTTAGGAGTCATCTTCATTCCAATAATCGGGGTCTTCCAAAAAGACCGGAGTCCTTTCACCTACGTAGGCACCCTTGATGTTGAAGTCAAAATACTCAACCGCTTCATCTAAAGGCATCTGTTGAGCAAGATTCTCTATGACTTGATTTTCACTGTATAAAACCACAGCTAAACCTTTGTCATTAACTGTTATCCCGAGGATGCAATCATCAAAGCCATCTGCAAACAAAAGATCAGGATCTAACTTTGCCAGTAGTTCTTTCAAAATATATATACCCCCCGGGGTGAACAAAATAGAAACGTTCTGGGGGGTATTCTCTATGAATGTTTAAACGATGTCAACAGTGAAATGATGAAGGGGTACCCCTGCGAACGTTCGTGTTGAGGAATAGATGATAATAGAATGTGTGGAATGCACTGTATGTATATCCATAGACATGCCGCCCAATCGTGGGGGGTGGGGTGTGGCACGGGGGTCTCTACGGCGAATCGAGAGCCATACCCCTCTGGATTGCGATAGATTGCTGCGCTGCACCATGATTGATATATCCGGATAGGCAGATAGATAGATAGGGGCGGACAGGGTAGACGTATCCGGATAGATAGTCACCCTCCCCACCAGTTCTCTAGGTTTAAACGGTCAGTGCTTGGTCGCTTGGTCTAGCAGTGCCAGATGCCCCTCAAGCTCACGTTTCAATTGATCGGTGCTGACCTCTTCCACTTTGGTCTCTACCTTGTCAGTGAACATGCCGACAGCCCTGCCGATAAGCTCAAGCGCTTTCAGCTTGCTACCCTCACTCTTCATCTCTTTGGCGTGGTTGAGTAGCTCAGTCATGACGTGGCGGCGGGTTGCCACTGCGTCACTTACGAGGTTTTCCTCGCGCTTGTCTAAGGATGACTGGAGTAGCACAGAGATTTTCGGATCATGCAAT